CAACCCAGATTGGGTATCTCCAAGCATTAACCATTAACAATTACCCTAAATGTTTCAATATTATCAATTATATCGTGTAATTGACTTGCCGAGGGTTTCATTTCAATCATAGTAAATAGTTTTTCTTTCGGTTTGTTAGACAGCCCTCTCTTACCATTATATCTATAGCCCTTAATACCGGCAACAACTGGATTAGAGGTATCTACTGAATCAATAAAATTAAGTGCAGTATAAGCACTAAATTCTTGAGGTAGACCGCACCCAAGTAGATGATGAGGCATGCCAACACTAATTACATTATCTTCAATTAGCTTGGAAATAAGCTTCTGTCTACCTCTCATATAAGAATGATATACAGTTAGCTCATTAGGGAACCATTCTTTGAATAAGCTGTAGTCAAAGGAAATAGCAATCTTATCTACCACTTCTTCTAGTTGCTTATAACAAGCAACAATTTCTTCGTATGTCTTACCCTGGACTACTCCAATAGCTTTACCAGTGACATGAGGTTTATGAACTACCTTCCATTCGTTCAGCAACTCTACAGTTCCTTCGTAACTTTCAAGCACATCAGGAATAATATACCAAGTAGGTTTAAGTTCGTTAATCCATTTTGCAAACAAAGTTGGATCGAATGAGTGTCCGAGTTCAAAGATAGAGTTATCTAGAATAATCTCTCTTCCATAATTTTTGGCCTGCTTGAACTTGTTTAAATAATTCTCATTCTCTTCAAAAAGATGTACCAATGCATAATCATAGTCAGTACGTACCTGTACATGATTAAAAATAGAAATAGGTGCTTCGTGTGCGATCTTAATCATAAGTTAGTCCTTATAAAGTCAGGCCATTCTGCCTTATATACACGCATAGTCTGTCGTTTAGTCATACGACCGGCAAACAATTGCATTTCTTTTTTAGGATACCAGGTGTATACATCACCCTTAGGTCCTAAGTGTAAAATTATATCTGTTTTATTAGTCTTATTCAAGACATCACCACGAAGAGTAAAGAACCACCCGTCTTTTCCACCACACTCTTTATCATAATAAAGACTAGAAGAGCCGTGCTTTACATCGATAAAATAGTATTTTTCTTGATTACGAATTACAATATCGCAACCCATAATTTGAAATAAACAATCTTGACAGCTTACAGCCCAATCGGTTCCATAAAAAAGCTTATCTTCTTGGATAAGCTTAAGGGCTAATTGTTCTCCCCTGTTACCTTTAGCACCACTCTTACCGTGCTTTTCTTCTAATGTTTCTTTAAAAGATGGCCAGATAATAGATGCCAAATCACCATCATGTTTAGTATAACCAATTTTAATATTATTCATCTTGAATTTTGTCTTGAAATAAAGATCGCTCTTGTTTTGTAAGATTGTTTGCATGCTTTACGCGTCTAGGATTACCACAAATAGTGCAATCAGGGTTGCCGCAATCCATTGCATGGTGCTTAGCAAACCTGTGAGGCTCGTAAGTATTAATACCATGATCTTTAGCTATACGATTTTGTTTTTTTACTGCTGTTTCTTTATCGTGAATTCGTTTACTACGTTTAAATTTTGCATCTTCGTGAGACATAATTTCCTCATAGTTGAATAAGCATTCTAATTAATCCGACTGAGTCGATGGTGACAAGTAAGAGATAGTTAGCAAGCATACCAAAACTACGCCTAGTCCAGGCAGCCCAACCATACATAGCACAACCCAAAATCCAAATAGGATATAAGATGAGTAAGGGTGGGTTAGGTACTGTGAGAGCCATGGTAATACTACAGCCAATACTAATAGCCCAAGCCACAATTTCAATAACAAATCTAAACGCATTTGACCTCCAATCAGATTTAATCCATTCCCAGGTAGAATAGAAAAGATCGTTCATACACCCTTGCCTTCACCAGCAAGAAAGTAATTAGTCACTTTTTGTAGCATGACTGTTTTATTAGTTGCGTTATTAATCATATTCATAAATGTAGCTTTAGTAGCGGGCTTGCCGGCCGAACTATCAATAGCTTCAATACACATACGTTTAAAATCATTAATGTTAGCTTGTTGAAAGACGGAATAAAGAGTCTTCATAGTCTCTTCTCCCATCATATCTTCTTTAACACGAGACTTAGACGAGCGTTGAGTATTTAAAGTAGTTTTCATAATATACCTTTCGTAGTTGAACTTCTATTATAGTCACTAATAAAAATTAACTACAGCTTTTCTCCGTAACTTTGCTGTAACGAAATATTATCGAAAAACTCTTTCTTAACCGATGCTTCATGGAATTGACCATGAAGTACGGTAGTCTGAGTAAGAGAAGATGTAGCTTGAATACCTCTATTCTCACAGCATCCATGACGTGCAGCAATATAAACAGCCACATCCTCAGACTCTGTCGCAGACATGATAGAACCTGCGATATGATTACACAGCTCCTCTTGTAATGTACCTCTACGTGCATGCCATTGTGCAATGCGAGCGTACTTAGAAAGCCCAATAACCTTCTGACCTGGAATAATACCGATATAAGCAATACCTCGTACCGGTTGATGGTGATGTGAGCATAAGGATTTAAGTTCGGCCCTGACAACTAACATGCCAGTATAACGATTATTATCATCGTTAGGAAAAGCTGTACTTTCTGGTGCAGGGTAGTATCGCCCGGACATAATCTCATTTACATACATCTTAGCTAGACGCTTACCTGTATTACGACTATTAGGATCGTTATCAGTATCAATGATGAGTGTATGTAATACATCATTAAATTTTTCTGTAAGCTCTTCTACTAACTTTTCTCTTTCATAGTCAGTTAAGAACTCAGAGATATTATCACATGCAAAGAATCTCTTTCCTTGCTGCTTAATACGACCTCTAATTACTTCTGAAATATTTTTTTCTTCACTATCAAGACTCATAATTAACCTTCGTAAATTGCTGAATTACCTTCATGTTCAAAGACTTCTACAGACTTAAGCCTTACATCCTTGCCGATAGGATATCTTGCGCCATGAAGCTTTAGGGTCTTACCATCGAATGTTTTAAGTTCCCATGCTTCATTATTTTTGTAGCAATCTAAGATCTCTCTCATAACATTATAACATAACTCTGCAAATTTTTCACATCCTACTCCGTCAACAATCCGTAAATCACATATACCTTTATCATTATACCCACCGGTCATTTCATCCAATTGCTTAAAGAGTTCTAGATGAGGGTCGTCATTAGCTACAACAAATGTATGATCAAACATAAACTCTGACCAGTCTTTAAATGCTTTTAGACCGCCGAAATCCATTACCCAGTTACGACTGTCCAAAGTATCAGACTCAAAGATAAGACGAATACCAATTGAGTAGCCGTGAATAAGAGAACAATGAGAGTGTTCACTACGCCATTGTCTAAAGCAGCAAGACAATCCTCTATCATTTCCATATGTTTTAGTAGAATAGAATTTACCCATATTATGTACCCCATTCGTTTTTAAATAAAGGTACTTGAAGTCTATCGGAATATCTCCAGCCTTTCTTCATAGCATACTCCGCTACATTTCGATTATTCATTTGATATACACTCTCTGTACCACCTACTGGCATAAGATACACATTACCATCAAACCCATGATCTCTATATGCTTCCACAGCTCTTTCTGCCTCTTTAGCATCTTCTTGAGAAGCTACAACAAATTTAAGATAAGTGTGTCCGATAGCTGAATACTTAGATACTACTTTAGGTAAGATAGCTTCTTCCCATTTCTCACCTGAGACCGATAGTTTAGGTGAGACAGAAAAGGTCAAAGCATTATAACCTTCTTGTCTATGAAATGACCATTGGTTTAAATATTCATAAAAATTATCTGATAGATCTTGAGTACCATTAGTTTCAAAAGTAAGTTCTGCCAGTCCTTGCATTTCTGGTGCATCTAATAAAGCAGGGTATGCACGCTGCCAGCCAAGTAAAGGCTCTCCACCAGTAATAACAAGATGTTCCTGATCCCATTTCTTATTAGGTAAAAGATCCACTATCGACTTAGCAAGACTATCTGTCTCTATTACTGGACTTAAATGTTTAAATCGAGGATCCCAACTGGCATAAGAATCACATCCAGTTGATACTAAAGGCAATTCCTTATAGTCTTTATATTCTTCTGCTTTAATTGCAATCATATCTCGCTCAGTAGACTTCATACCAGGGGGCATACCGAAGCCCTCACATTTAAAATTGCAACCAAATACTCTTAAAAAGACTGAAGGTACGCCCATATAGCGACCTTCGCCTTGAATGCTATAAAATAGCTCTGCTACTTTTAGTTTAGCCATCAAACAATCTCCTCTACTACACCTAACACCTCTGCTGCGATCAGAAATGCTCCTGCGAGGATTAAACTTTGAGGCCAAATAAGGGAAATGCCTGCTGCTATCCTAACGGCGCTTTTGATAAAGCTAATGTTACGATGCCATTTAGGATCAGGCAAAAGATCAAAACCGAGATTCGTCATAATTACTCCTAGTTATTGACGTGGAAGGGCACGTTTAAATATTTATCCACCCAGCCTGTTTTCCAGACTGTCTATTTAAGATTTTTTGCTTTCTTAATGCTCTATCTAAGTGAAACTTATTAGCCCTCTTAGTATAGTCTATACCCATAAGATGATCAAACTCATGCTGGAATACTCTTGCGGTCATACCGATATATTTTTCGGTTCTAAACTGACCCGTAAAATCTTGAAAACGAGCTTTAATTATTTCCGGTCTCTTAATAGGTAAATTAAGATTAGGAAACGATAAGCATCCCTCATCCAAAGTAATTTCTTTAGATGTCGTTTCAAGTATAGTAGGATTAAAAATAGCCATCGGTTCTTCTGACCACATAACGAACACTTTATATGGTATACCTACTTGATTTGCTGATAGTCCAATACCTTTGTGTTTAATCATCATTTGTATTAGATCATTAGCTAATTCAGCAGGATTGTAAGGAGGGTCATTAAAGGTAAATCGATTTGTTTCTCTATAGAGAATAGGATCAGAATGATGAACTAATTTTAACATAATAACCTCAAGGTACAAAAACTTTATTAAGTGGGTCACCAAATGCAGCAGTTTGCTTATACTTTAAATCTAAAATCATCTCTTCCATTTTTTCTACTTCATGAGTCATTTCTAAAACAAGTACAGGTTTAGTGCGCTTGATAGTCTTCCATGCACCGTTAAGTACATCAAATTCACCTCCCTCAACGTCTAAATGTAAAAGATCTAACTCTGAAAGATTTAAACTATCTATTGTAATACCATATATTTTTATTTCCCCACCGCCTACTTTATGCATACCAACGTTATTATTGTCCACTATACCCATAGTAGTCCAACCAGGTTTAGATGCTAATGCTGTATTCATTTTAATGACTTTACTACTCTTACAGTTCTCAGATAAACAATAAAAATTCATTGGATCTGGTTCAAAAGTAAAAGTTCGTTCAAATATATTACTATAAAAGAAAGGATACATCCCACAGTTACCACCTGCCTGTAGCACAGTACCTCCTCTTTTAACCTGAGATAACCAATGTCTAGAATGTTGCTCCCAGTCTTTTTTAATAATTGGGAAACAAACTTGATCATGAGCAATCCATTGCAAATATACCGCTTTATTATTTAAATATACTTTACGTCTATCAAACATACTAAGCTCTTCTTGAAAAGTTTTTATACTTTTCAAACTTAATTACATTTTCAAACTTATCAAATAATGTATCACCTTTATGGCTAATAATAAAGACGTTAGTATCGTTTGTAAGTGTATAAAGTATCTTTAAAAATTCATCTGTACCATTAGAGTCAAGTGAGCTATCGAAGACCTCATCCATAATAAGTAAATTAGTACTTGCACTATTACGAAGCTTAGCTAATGCTCTCCAGGTAAATAATAAGCTAAGATCTATACGCATCTTCTCACCTTCAGAGAATGATTGATAGCTAAAATCATCTCTGTATCTGGATTTAATTGTTTCTTCGAAGTTCTCATTGAGTTCAAAGTTAACAAAGAAATCCATTGACGCAAGATACTTGTTAATAAGCTTATTCATAATAGGAATATATTGCTTAATAATTTTTGTCTTGATACCACTATCACGCAAAAGAGTAGATGCAATATCTAGTACTTGTTTATCGTTAGATAGATCTTCTTTTTCTACAATAAACGATTTAAGGGCATCTTTATATTCTTTAAGCTCGGCCGAGCTATCTTCTTTTACTGTAGAATCCTCTGATAGGGTTTTTATCTCTTCTTTCAGCCCTTGAATAAAAGTATTCCAGGTATTAATTTCTACATTATGAATAGAGACTGTATTATTAAGAGTTGAGATCTGTAATACTGTGTTATTAATCTCATCTATACGCTCACTGGCTTTTGTAACCTCGTCCTTGAGTTTGTCTAAGCCATCATTAAGTTCAATTATCTGATCATTATCTCTTGAAACAATATCTTTCTTATGATCATGATCAATACCTTGTCTACATGTTGGACAATCATCATGATCGGTAAAGAACTCAATTTCTTTTTGCACTTTAGAAAGCTTTATTTCTAATTGCCGCTTAAAATCACTAAGCTTTTCTAGCTTCCTTTTAACCTTATCATGATCATCAATACTTTTCGTAAGTGTACCTATCGTAACGGTCAGCGCATTAATACTTTTAGAGGCTGTTTTAATACTATTTTCATAATCTACAATCTGCTGCTTCTTTTTACTAATGTGATCATCATTAGTTGTCTTCATCGCCTCTAGATGCTTTTTATGCATCTCAATCTTATCAGATGTAGAACGTAGATTAAAGTCTACTTCTTGGAGGTTGGTTTTATTTTGCTGAAGTTTTTCTTTTAAAAGAGTATTCATAGTAGAGAATATTTGAATATCTAAAAGATCTTCAATAACTTCTCGTCTATGGGCAGCTGCAAGCTGCATAAAAGGTACGTACGATGCACTACCTAGTATAACAATCTGACTGAAAGATTTATGATTGAGTTTAAGAATAGTCTTCTCAAACATCTCTTGATATTCTCTAGCTTCAGCGTTCTGATTAATTAAATTCTCGTCCTGAAATATTTCAAACACAGAAGGTTTTATACCGCGTTTGATGAGATATTTTCTTTTACCAATACTGAACTCTAGCTCTACTAGCAATCCTTTACCATTAATAGAGTTAACTAGGAGTGGTTTGTTTATTCTACGAAAAGGTCTTCCGTATAAAACAAAAGAAAGAGCATCTAATAGAGTGCTTTTACCGGCACCATTCTCACCTACTATAAGAGTAGATCTATTCTTAAGGAAATCGATCTCTGTAAAACTATTACCGGTAGATAAGAAATTGCGCCAACGAATCTTTTCAAATAAAATCAAGCTTTACTCCATAGATAATGCTTCATTATAAAGAGATCGTAAAAGGTTATCAAGCTTTGACTTATTTACTTTTAACTCTAACTGATCAACATACTTACTCAGTATCGTAAGAGTATCTTCCGCTTCACTAACTATATCCTGATCATCTTCTAAGTCAAGGTTTAAATGATCTTCTACTACTTGGAGGTCCGTAACACCTGCTTTTTCAATCTTCTCAATATACATGTCAAACCATACTGGATTAAGTTTATTTTTTATAATAACCTTAACAATAGTATCTTTAAAGTGTGAGAAATCAATTGCGAGAATATCCGACATGGTCATATCCATATCGTTATACCATATTTTATGGAACATTTTATAGGGGTTAGAGATATATTCTATCTCTCTATTAGAGGTATCAAGAATACCAAACCCTTTATTTTCACCAAAGTCAGACCATGTCATTTCATAAGGTGTGCCAATATAGGTTATATTTTTTTGAGATGATCTAGTATGAAAATGGCCTGAGTAAATACTATCAAATCTGTCAAAGATATTAGGCTTAAGACCTTTATCACATATAGCGCCTCGATGCATTTCAAAACCCTCAATTTCAAAATGCCCAATAGCAATAGGTGATCTTGTAGTTTGTAAAGAGTTGAGACACTCTATTTCATTATCTAGACATATCCAAGGTAGCATTAAGACATTTAAACCATCAAACTCTACATCTGTTGGGCTAGTAATGAGATTAATATTGTCATACTCTTTTAGAAGAAGCTCTAACGAGTTAACATCGTTAGTGTTCTTAAAATAAGTATCATGATTTCCAACTAAGATATAGCTTGTGTAACTCTTATTAAGTCTATCAAAGAAATATTCTCTGGATAGCTTTAAAGAATTAAAATTAATATACTTTCTTCTATCGAAAGCGTCACCTAATTGAATAACGTGAGTAATGTTATTTTCTTCTAGATATGGAAAGAATACTTCGTCGTAAAATTTTTTAAAGTATTCATGAAAATGTACACTATCACCTCTTGCACCAAAATGCGTATCGCCAAGTAATGCTATTTTCAAGTTTCTTCCTCTTCATCTTCAATAAATTTTTCAACACCCTGTTTACGTTTTTTGCGCTTTTTTTCTAAATTATCTTCATAATTCTTAATAAAGTCGCTCATATTTTCATTTTCAAAATCTACATTATTAGATATAAACTCATCAGACATCTCGCCTTGTTCAAACACCTCATTCATTAAATATGAGTTTTCATATGACTTATGTTTAATATAGAGTTGCTTCTTTTCTTTTTGTATACGTCTTAAAAATGCAAAGTAAATAATTTGTGTAAAGTATGCAAACGGATTATCATAACGATCAGGGTTATAGTTATCAAAATAACAAACACAATTTTCTATACCATCAGAGATCATTTCATCTCTGTACGAATAGTTTATAAAGTTAGGTTTAAGAGATAATCTATTAGCAATCATAAGCATACACCTACCTATGTAAGCTGGAATAGGAGGTTTCTCTTCACCTCTCTCTTCGGCTTCTTTTGCTATTTTTCTATACTCTACTATTGCTTTATAAAATTGTTTATTATCGACGTAATGTGCTGTAGTCATGCTATATTTTTATTATACAAACCTGCTTATTATCTAATATTATTAAACGAAAATCAACTAGTTTAGTTTAGCTTTTAAAGCCATTCTCTCTAGCATAGCTAATTTAGCATCATTATCGTTTGCTTCTTCTTCACTGATAGAATTTAATTCGTATGACACATTTTTATCCATAGTATCGACTATACCTTTTAATGCCACAAAATAATAAGCCTTCATAGCAGGTATAGGATCTAAGATGTTAACGACATGTTCATGCCTAAAATTTACTTTTTCCTGTTTTGAAAAAGGAGAGTATCTAGTAAGGCCTGCCGATGGCATAGCGCTATCTAACCTATGTCTGTAATAGATTAACAAAGGATTCTTAACAGAATAACCTTCATCAGAAGATGATAGTAATTCTCCTACTATTTCAGCTCCAGACGAAAGTTTAAGAATTGATACCATTCTTACTCCTTAACTCTACGTTATATATTTTATAATCAAATTTTTCATCATCATACATCTTTACTCTTTCATAAAAATGTAATAACGTATAATTTTTTCTTGACTTCCATGATATGTCGTCTACAATATCATAGAGCACAGCTTCTTCTTTATTTTCACCTAGTCTAAGACCGCGTCCAATAGATTGTAGAGTCTTAATTCTTGACTTGCTAGGACTTGCAAATACTATATTATGTAGGTTGCGTATATTCACACCTGTAGAGAATGTACCAAGTGAGGCTACAATTATACCGTTCTTTTCTATCTCAATACTCTTACGTATCTCTTCCCTTGACATACCATCAACTTCACCATCAACATAAAATACCCGTCTATCACCACTACTCTTTTGAATCATATCATAAAGAGTTTTACCGTGATCTATTATCTTAAATAATAAGAGTGTATTTCCCTCGAGTGACGAGAGTAATTTAGTAAGAAAGATGTTTCTGGAGTTATTTGTATTGATATAGTCTATTTCTGTCTGATAGTCAAAATTCTTTGCTTGCTTTCTTATATCTTCTTCATATTGTAATACAATTGCTTTAATTTTAAATTGAGAGAGATGCTTTTGTTCTATAAGCTCTGCTGTAGTAGTTACTTTTTTAACAGCACCAAAGATACCTTCTAGTACCAGCTTATGTGTTTGTGACCCATCTAGAGTGCCTGTAAAACCAAACTTATAAGGACAATCTATAAGTTTGGTCATAATACTTGTAAGACTTTTGGCTTTAAAAAGATGGGCTTCATCTCCTATAACACAATTAAACTGTGCAAACCATGGCTTAGGCATCTTGTATATTGACTGCCAGGTAGTAATTACAAATGGTGCATCAGTCAACTTCTCTTGTCCTGAGAATATTTTATGCACAAGATTTTCATCGCATCCATAGCTAACAAAGTCAGATGTCATCTGGTGTACCAGTGATGTAGTAGGTACTACTATAAGAATTTTATCTGTAGATGATCTGTAGAACCTACTTAATAGATAGATGATAAGTGACTTACCAGATGCAGTAGGTGATAGAAGTAAAGCTCTCTTCTTTCTCACGGCGTGTATAAACGCCTCTAATTGGTAATCCCTTGGTTGTAGTGTTAATGTCTTTAATTTAGAAATAAACTCTTTAGCTTCTACTACTGAAAAATCTACATCAGCAAATCTATCATTAGTATAATCAACTTCGTAGTCTCTTTCTTTAGCAAACTGATGTATGTATGGAACTAACCCAGCATAGATTAGTTTAGTCATACTATTGAATAGCCTTATCTTTCCATCCCATACTTTGTTCCTATATGCAGGTGAAAATCTAGCGCCTGGAACAGCAAACGTAAAGTACTCAGACAACTCCTGAGCAATGTCAGGTTCAGAATATACTCTTACATGAACATCGTTAAGTTTTTCTATACTTAATGTATTATTGTCCATGTGTAAATTTAACCCAGTCGATAGCAGCTTTAATTTGATAGCCTCGTGCTGGTAAACTCTTAATAATTGATTCTAGAAATTCAACCTTCTCATTTTGCATATCAATTCTAAGCTGAATCTTAGCAAGATCAGGATCAGATCTCATATACATCTGTACATCTGTTTTAAGTATTTTAAGAAGAAAAGGCTCCCAGCCATTAGCTCTAAGATCTTCCTCACTAATGGTACCGTTGTAGTATTCTGATTTAAGTGTAAACAAAGCATTAAAATCACTTTCTAATTTACGAAGTAATAATCGTTCGTTAGAGAATAGTTTAAAGTACTTTGAATGTAGTTGTGGTATCTTAAGGCTTTCCTCGCCTAGTTCTGACCTATCAATATTACAGTCAGTCTCCCACAGCTGATGTATTTCGTCAATTTTCATAATAACCTCACAATAACGCTAATATTATAACGTATTATGTAATATAGTTCAACCTAAACGACTCGTATGCAAAGGTAGCTGTTACATCAAGATATTCTACATCACTATTACGTGTATCAAATGATAGTGATGATAAGCCTACCGGAAATAGATTCTTGAATTGATAGTCAATTATAGGAGCTTTTACAGAATTTAGCACTATAAGTGACGCATCGGAGAATATACCTGCACCCGTTATTGCTTCAGGTCCGGTACCGCCAAATCTATTTCTAGGCGCGATGGCTTTATATTGATCGGTGCTTTCTGGATAGCCGATAGCAATCAACCAATCGAATAACTCTTTATAGTTATTCATATCTTCATCCACACGAAAAGTAATGGAAAGCTGTGTGAAATCAATCTTATCCCCAGGGAACGGTAGCCTTACAAAAGGTGTCT